GTAATGTTCCAAAGTACCCCAACCACTTCGCCGCCCGGGCTAGGTACAATATCAGCACATCCGGCAAATCTAAATTTCCAGTCGGGCAATACTGCAACTCCCAAGCAGATTGCAGCCGGGCATCTTTGAGCCATTTGCTTGTTATTGGTGTTCATACCATATGCAAAATAAATCATTTGTGTTTCTCCAGATTATCTAAATACGTTTCTAAATCGTTACCGTGCAATTGTAACATAATTGCGGTGGCTTCGTCAAATACTATTATCTTTTTAAGGTGGAAAATAAAATAAGGATGCTTTAGTTGTCGTTCCAACTGCAAAATTACTTTGGGGGATATTGGCTTGTCTAGTTTGAAATTAAACGCCTGTATTTTTAGTTTGGTTTGTAAGTGCAGTATGCCAAACTTGGTGAGCCTCATACTGTTGTGATTAGTTGGATTCCAAAATACCACGGCTCTAGGATTTTCGGGCCACGTGGCAATGCTACCCGGTTGACGCTTGAATAAGTCTATCCAGCTCTGTTGATCAAGGATAGACTTGTTCACCTTGTCTCAGCAATACCACAGTAAACTTTTCTGTTTTATACATTATGTTTAATTTTTTGGCCAAATTGATTGCGTGGCCGGGATTCGAAAAGCTTACTTTCTTGTACTTGGGGCTGGGATAGCTGACTAGGATATTTGCTGTTTTGAGGTTAATGGGCTTGCTGTCGCAAAATACAGCCCAGATACCCTCGCAGTCCAGGACTTGATCACACTTGTATGTGACCCTATCGATATTTTCTAAAACTACTATTGGTTTTGGTCTTGACATCTTGTTACCTACTTTGATGTATTATTTATCGTCATCTTATGCGTAGTTAACGAATGATTCCACTATTAAGCTCGGCAATTTTACCGTTTGCATCTTGTTGAGTTTTAAATGGGCCTTGATACTTGTATCGTTTTACTGTGATCTTTTTGGGACAAAATTGTACTACCCAAGTATTATTAATTTCTATAGCATAGTATCCGGCGCAGTAAAAGCTCTTACTTTTACTAGACTTGGTAAAGAAGGGCAGTCGCTGTGCAACATGAAATACTTCGTTATGCGGCTTACAAATGGTGGGATAATCGTAGATATCAAAGCCGTTTTCGCTAATTTGAGGCTTCTTAACCGGCTTTCCCAACTTGATGTTATACTTGGCACTTAGTATCTTAAAATTTACAAATTTTTCGCGGACGGTGTTGTGAACCAATACAACACCGTCGGGTGCTGCTTGTATAGTGGCGATTTTCTTGCCTTCTTGTTCTACAATCCAGAACTTGTTCTTGATTATGGGTCTTGCTTCTAGGTTCATTTCTTCTTCTCTCTTGATTTCTTTATTGTTATTCCGCGATATTTTGGCCATGTTTTAAATTTCGATTCTTTGTAGTTGGTAGCAATGCAAAAGTCTGCGTATTCGTTTTCGGTAAGAGTAATAGAATCGATTGAATGTTCTCTAGCGCCGGCGGCAAGAATCTCTAAATCAATTTTACTTAAAACTAATAGATGTCTGTTTATCATTTGGGCACCGGATAACTTGCACTCAGTAACTCAGCAAATGCTTGTGCTTGATCACCAAGTCGTTTAAGTTCATACTTGCCGCAGAACTTCAAAAAGTGTGCTCCAATCATGGGACGATTAAGAGCAACACTGTTTGATTCAACTGCTTCGTTTAGTATTGCTCTAATGTTTTCGGGCTGTGCAGAAAGATCAATCAATGTACGATTGCGTTGATAGTCGTCAAGAACTTTATGTTCTACATCATTATGGTCAGTCCAACGTTGCAACATGAAATTATTCCAATTGAATCCTTGCTTGTCGCGATCGTCGTATGCATCCTTTATACCAATTTTACTTTTAGTGCCCAATTCACGCACACCGGGATATGCACTAAACACATTGTCTGTGGGATCTCCACGAACACATTTCAAAAATAAGATATATTTGGGATCGGGAATAGTCTTGGGCAGCTTGGTCTTTTTGTCAATAACAGGCTTGCCTTTTTTGTCAAATATACCATTAATAGTATGTAACTCATCAGTGATTCCATTGTACTGCTGCACCGTGGGTGATAGCAATTGGTAGTAGTCGGTGTCGCTACTGACAATAGTGTGTTCATCGTTGGGATGTGACTGAATAAAACCAGCAATTAAATCATCTGCCTCAAGCTGGGAATGTTGTAAAACTGTGCAATTGGTCTTTTCACCCAAAAAGTCTTTGAGTTCGTCAAATGCGTCCCAGAACATTTGATCTTCTTCTTGTTGTTCTTCTGTTTGTGCAGAACGGGCCACACTGCGATTGGCTTTGTACGGGGTATAAAAGTCCTTGCGCCAGCTGCGTCCCTCAAGACAGAATACAACATGATTGGCTTTTTGATCACGCCATGCTTTGTTCACGCTGGCCAGTGTAACATGGATTGCAAAACCCAACCGATCCCAAGTATCGCTTTGAGCATTGGCCGCATGTCGGCCTCTAAAGAAAGTATTTGCAGTGTCGACGAGTAGATATTTCATACAGTAATAATAGCATATTACCTAACGTATGTCAACTAATTTCAGTTCGTCCGTTGCCAATATCTTTGCGGGTTCCACTTCGAGGATTGTTGGCCTCGTACTGTTCAAAGTTTTCCAGAATAACATTTCTGCAAACTTCTTGGAACCATTGATCCACAATCATTTGATCTGTTTTACCAACGTACCCGGCTCGCATCAACTTGGCCAAGAATATATCATTCCAATCAAGTTCAAATGCACCGTTGCCGAGATTGTCTGGGTCAATGTCGATGCTAAGTATACCAACCCACGGTTCGCCAGCTTCGGTAGCAAACTCCTTGGCTGTTTTTGCCGGAGCCTCAACTTTGGGCTTAGGTGTGCGTTTTACTTTGGGTTTAACAACTTCGGGAATTGCCGGCACTACGGCTGGCGCTGTTTCTTTATCACCGAATAATTTTTTTAGAATATTCATATTACTTTTTTCCTGTCAATAACCAAATCATAAATTCATGCTGCTCTATATAAAAATAATCGTCTTGTGTCGAGTGATCCGGACCTGTAATAATCCTGGTACCTTTATAACAGCGTCTACCCCAGAGTTTTTTGCCCGATAAGGCACAAGTTTTGGGTAATACACAAAGAACCAATTTCCAATCTTTAATACGATCCAGCCCCCATTGGGTCTCGTCACTCATTTTAAATAAACTCATGTTACGTTTTGACCGGAAACCAGTCATCAAGTTCCCCACTCGTTCTTAAATAACGGCACTTGCAGTCTATCACTGTATCGTAATCCGTGTTTCATTGCCAGTAATGCCACATTCTTATTGTTCATTGCGTAGACACTTTCTACACCGCCCACTGGCATTAGATAAACGTGTCCTTTAAATCCTGCTTTACGATATGCGGCAATAGCACACTCGGCGTCGGCAAAGTCCTGTTCTGTAGCAACAACAAATTTCAAGTATGCTGTGCCAACTTGTTCATACTCGCAAACTACTTCTGGAAGAATTGCTTCTTCCCACTTCTCTCCGCTACATGGAAGTTTAGCACTTACACTAAATGTAAGTTCTCTATTCCAATCGTTCCAGTCTTTTAGATATTCTTTAAACTCTGGTGTAAGTTTCTGAGTACCGTTTGTTTCAAATGTAATTTCTTTTAGTCCTGCCATCTTGGGGTGATTTAGCAAGTCCGGATAAGCACGTTGCCAACCTAGTAAGGGCTCACCGCCTGTAATAACTAGATGTTCATCTTCCCACTCACCATGAGGCAATATCTCTGTAATCCTGTTTGCAATAGCATCGCTTGTAAGCATGGGACTAAGGTCTTTAAAACTGGGATGCCATGATGCATAGCTGTCGCACCCAGTTGATACCAAGGGCAAATTTTCGTATTTTTCAAACATGTGAGATACTTGGGAAATCTCTTCTGCTTCATGACTCAATTCACCACGTGGCATACCAAAGCCTGCACATTTGAAGTTGCAACCAAATGTACGTAAGAAAACACTAGGAACGCCCATATAGCGTCCTTCACCTTGTATTGAATAAAATAATTCTGCTATTTTAATTTTGCTCATAAATTCTTGACCACTTTTTAAGTTTATTAAATTTTTCCTGCTTGGCTGTTTCCAGTTCGGTAGCAGTTACTACACCGTGTTCTACCATTAGATCAATCATAGCCAGCATGTCGCCCATTTCTTCAGTTAGGCATTGCCTGTTGGCTTTTCCTGCTTTGATATGTATAGTGTCAATACCAAACCTGCGACACTTACTGACCATTTGAATTACTTCGGCACATTCTTCTTGAAGAATATCCATAATTTCTGTTACTTGTGTATTCATGTTTTACTATTGTATAATTATTTGTCTTGCTTGTCAATGAGTTCTGGACTATATTGTGGTAATGTAACTTCGCCGGATTGTGACCTTGCATTTTCAAGTTTTGCAGTACGGGCACGTAAATCGCTTGAACTATAATTATGCTGACGTTTATGATAATGCAACTGAATATTGTTATCTATGCACCATTGTTTGCCTGTAAAATCTCTATTCAAATACTCTTCACTTAGAAAGCGTATGTGTATTGTTTGCGTTTTTAGCAATTGTAGTAAATCGTATTCTGTTTCGTAAATGAGAATTTCATCTACATATTTGCAGGCCTGCAATTGTACAAATCGTTCATATGCACTTTGTACTGGTTTGTTTTTAATGCCCGGTCGATCTATTGTGGGATCAATTTGTAATGCAACAATCAAATAGTCGCATAATTGTTTCTCCATCTTTAACATTGTCACATGACCGGCGTGTAACAAATCAAAGCTACTGCAATTGAAACCTATTTTCACACAGCATCCTTTGCAGATAAGATTGGGATGCTGGTAATAGGCCAATCAATTCCGTACGAATTCCAATTGAAGTTTTCTTCTTCTAATTTGTTGTACGGCGCATCCACTACATACTGTACAATTGCAGTATCGGACATAACTAGATACCCGTGTGCATACTGTGGCGGAATAAGCAAAGCATTTGATTGATCTAGGAAAATACCAAACCAGTTTCCGGTTTCCGGGTCAAGCGCAACATCAAATATGCGGCCATATACTGGCATGACCAACTTGGTTTGATTTTGCCTATGCATACCGCGCAGTACATTCTGCTTGGACGAAGCAATATTTACTTGGCGAAACGCACCTCGCATATTGTCGCTATTGATCTTCCATAGTTCGCAAAAGTCACCGCGACTGTCTACATGTTTCAAATGCTGGATGATTTGCAATCCGGGAAGCAGTTGTTGGTGGTTCATATCAACTCCAATGCCTGATGGTGTTGGCAATAATAAAGCAACAGGTTATAACA